TTCTCCGAACTAGCTAAGAAAGATTTTACCAAGGAGATAGATGAGTTCAACATCTTTGAATACCCTGAAGGGCAGAAAGCTTGAACCAAGAGGAAGAAGAGCAAATATTCCTAAATGATATTGAAGGCATTCACCGATCCTTCATATACAGACTTTTAACCGTGTTATATAGCAATGGTTAAATCAGGTGAGGAGTATACATCAAGTGAAATTTGTCATGATTGTTAGGGTTTTATTACGAATTAAAAATCCAGACCTAGATGTATATGCGTTCCAGTGGACGAAGCTTGTGGCATTAAAGAAGCAATCCAATCTATAGTATTCAAGATGATCAAATCTGTAGAGACCGGTTTTATTTAAGGCTTAACTAAAAAATAAATACAAGCTATATTCACTGCTAAGATAGACAAAGACTGAGAAAGTGTATCAATCGATGGAAAAGCCTTCGATTCTAGCCAATTTCCAGAACTTCAACGATTAGTCGACAGCGAATTTTTCCGTCGATTTAGGCCATATCTCAAACAAATAATAACACGACAATGTGATCGTCTTACTGAGACTAGGCCCGTTGATGAGATTATGCACTGTCTCTCGACCGCACTGGAACGCGTGGATAATATATTATTCGTCCACCTCCCACAAATTAATAGTAAAGCTGAATGGACTGAAAAGCTAACTAAATTGTTCAATAAACATGTTTGTAAGCATGAGAACCCCAGCGAAGACTGGATATATTTGGAAGTTGAAGGATTGACTTTCAGTGGATTATCGACCAAAACGACATTAGGTAATACGCTGAGAACACTCCTTTACATTTACCATTATATCAGAGCCGCTGGTATAGATCCCGAACCTTGGATCTCTAAGATTATAAAGTTTGCAGCTTCAGGTGACGACGGTGTCACTTTGTGTGCTGCAAAAATAGGTGATTTAATAGCGGAAGCGATTAAATCGAAGACTACGAGAGATACCGAACCGTAGTCTGTTGGGTTGGGGTAGTGCGTGCCTGAGATTAAAGTCGCACCATGGTTTCTCATGGATTTTATATCCCTCTGGACAGTTTGCGATGACAGCACTGCGGAAACCTTTTAATTTATTAGAAACTGTATGAAAGCATTAACGAAGAAAATGTTATATACAGGTTCGAATCGTGCCATTTTAAACAGCCCGTACCTATATCGATATGCGATCAGAAGGGGCTTGTAGGCAGAACGACTGTCTCCATTGTTAGAAGATATAATGACAGTCATGTTAAATCGCTTGTAACGTCCAGATTATACAGATGGTGAGATGAACATTTTAAGTGATAGAAGCGATATATGTAAATACGCTGATAATGACGTGGGTTATGAACATGCCACAGAGATTGAGAATCAGTGTGATATATCCATCAGAGATCTGTATGATATAGCGTTAAACAACAAATTTTATACTGTTGGTAAGTAGGACGGAGAATAACAAAAAATTTTTAATAGTAATAATAGTAGTACCAATG